GCTGACGCCTCCCGTGTCGGGTTTGTCCAGCCTGAACATCTCCCGAGCAGCCACGGCCACGGCCTCCTCTAGTTCGGAAAAAAACGCTGGTTGTCTCCGGCGGCGTTGGCGACCTGGTTGCGGAGCCAGAAGAACCGGGGGTCGCCGTAGACTTTCGCGGCGTTCTCCGGCGTGCAGGGCAGTTCGGAACCGTCCAGGACGAGGTTGGTCCAGGCCAGCGTGCGGGCGACCAGCTCGCCCTGGGACTCGTCCAGCAGGGCGTCCACATCCATGGCGGCGGCCTTGCGCTTGAACCGGGCGTCGAGGGCCCGGCGCTCGTAGGCCTGCTTGGCGGGGTTGGCCGGGCCAGCCAGGGTAATGACGATATCGGTGGGGGTGCCATCCTTGGGGGACAGCACCACCACTTCGATGGAATCGGCGGGGATCAGGGCGTTGAGGTCCATTAGTTGCTCTTTTGCATGATCAGGTTCGTGCCCGTGGTGGTGTCCAGGGCGGCGAAGAAGGGCAGGGCGATGACCACCGGGCCGTCCTTGGGGGGCGTGATGGTGCCGCCCGTGTAGACCGCGTTGGGGATCTGGATGCGGATGAAGTCGGTGCCGTTGGCGTCGTTGAGCCTCACCTCGATGAACGAGTGCGTCTCGTTCAGGAACTTGTTGAACAGCGTGGCGTCCGTGAAGAACGCGGTGACCGTGCCGGACACTTCGGACTGCCCCTCGAAGACGCCCGCCGTGGTGTTGCTGCCCACCACGCCCTGGACGCCGCGGTTATTGGTCAGCTTCAGGTCCATGCCGGTGATGGTCGCCATGAGCCCGGCGGCGTTGATGGTGCCCTCGAAGATGCTTCCGTTGAAGGCATCCATGGGGGCGTTGGAGACCGCAGCGGTGACGCTGGATGCGATGGTGGTGCCGCTGGGGGTCGTCAGGTCCTTCCCGAGCAGGCCGAAGCTGCCAGTGACGATGGCGCCGGGCTTGATGCTCAGGTCGAAGGTGTTGATGGCCACGCCGCGGTAGGGGAAGAACTGGAGGATGTCGGTGTAGGCTTCCTCGATGGTGAAGGACTGGAGCGCAGCCGTGCCGCACTGCAATTTCTTGCCGGTCACCGCGACGGTCTTGCCAGCGGCGGCGGTTTCAGTGGTGAACGCGCAGGCCACACCGGTGGCGACCACACAGAGGCTCAGGTTGGTCGCAGTGACGGCGGACACCTTCCAGGTGCCGTTGGTCGGGCCCTGGGTGAAGCCGGTCAAGGTGACGATGTCGCCCTTCTGGAAGCCGTCCGTGATGAACGAGCCCGCACCCCGCACCACATCGGTAACGGTGGTGCTGAAGGTCTGCGCGCCGCTCGTCACTGCCGTCCACGCGCCGGACAGGGCCGCGGCCAGGAAGTCGTCGTAGGTGCCGATGGACAGCTCGAAGGGGATGGAGCCCACCACCTTCCTCATGCCATGCCGGAAGTTGCTGACCTGGCGGTCGGCGCGGACTTCGTTGCTCCGGTAGCCTTCCTTTTGGAGGTCGAGTCCGGGGCCCGCGAGGAAGCGCAACGCCTTCATCACCGGGGTGCCCGGCGTCACGCCGTAGGTAACCTCAGCGATATATCTGAGGCCGTAGAGTGCTCCACTTGCGATGCTCATAAGAGCCTCCTAGTTGTCTGCGTAGGCGATGTAGGACAGAGAGACGGGCACCTGGAACCAGTCGCCGTCCTCTACTGACGGGTTCCGAGAGACGGCGGTAATCCGCACGCTGGTGTTGCCGGTGGCGAGCGTGGTGCCACGCTTGAACCCGGTGGCGATGATGTCGGCGGTGGACAGGCCGAGCGCACGGCCATCCCGTGCGGGCGCGTAGACGGTCAACTGGAAGATGCCGTCGTGCCGGTTCTGGGCGTTGGGGCCGAGCCCCGCGGGCTGGCCGTTCGATGGGAGCAGACTAGGCGACACCCACAGCGTGGTCGGGTTGGGTGTGTAGTCCGTGTTGTCCCAGGCAATGGGGCACCCGAGCGCCAGGCTGTTCAACTGGACCTCGAGGAGGTTCTGGATGTCGGTGAAGGCGCTGCTCATGCGCCACCCTTGGCCGTCCAAACGGCCACCCGGCTGTCGAACTCTGCCTGGAGCCGCGAGACGGCGATGCGAGCCATGCCGGCGGGCGCCTGGAGGCTGAATCCTTCGCCGGTGGTGCGGACGCGGGGCGGGTCGCCCTTCTTGTAGCTGTGGGCCACGCCGGGCGTGAATGCAGGGGGACGCCAGCCTCCGAACTCGACCATGTTGGCGTAGACCGTGTTATTCACCACGTAGACGATGTCCCCGGCCTTGATGGCGAGGCTGTCGGAGTTGATGCTCTGGAGGGTGGACAAGCCGCCTGGGTCGATCCGCATGGGGGAGGCGGTGGGGATCTGGTTAATGCCGATCTGCCAGGCACCCCGAAGCAGTCCCGTCTCGCGAGGGGTGGCCATGACGGCGTCCTGGCCCAGTGTCTGCACTACGCCCTGGATGACGGACGCAGCCTTCATGTCGCAGGTCTTGATGAACTGACCGATGGCCAGCGTGAACTCGCCGCTCACTTCCGCACCACACAGGAATAGAACACCGGGGTGGCGCCCGTGAACTCTGGACGCACCAGCACGATGCGGTAGTTGGTGCCGCCAGCCGAGACCACGTCCCCGGGCATGACTTCGATGGTGATGCCCTTGGCCGGGAAGAAGGCCTCGATGTCGCCCACCTGGATAAGCCCCTGCTGGCCGTACTTGAAGCCCAGCGTCTTCATGCTCGTGGCGCTGAGGGCCACGACGATGGGCGTCACGGTGGGGGTGCGGCCAGACTGCTGGCCGGTGGCGGGGTTGTAGGCGCCGGCGCTGTTCTGCGTGATGGTCCCGGCCACGGCGAACTCACCCAGGCCAGCGAACAGGTCCGAGACATCCTGGAGAACGCTCACCCGCGCACCAGCATCCCGCCCGTGTTGGGCGAGGAGCGGAGGAACTGCTTGAGCTGCGCGATGACGGGGGCAGGGAAGGGCTTGTGGGACTTCCCGGTCTGCTCGATGGTTCCGACCTTGACGGACTGCGCGGTGATGGGGCCGATGCCCTGCGACCAGTCAGAGGCGACCAACTGGAAGGCCATCTCGATCTGGGCGTTCTTCACAGGCTGGGGAATGGACGTGGTGGGCGGATAGTAGCCGTTCTTGTCCACGATGCCGAACCGCGGCCACTCCATGGCCTGGAGGAGACTGCACTTGATGCCGGTGAAGTAGAGGGTGTCGATGAGCACGCCCGCCCACTGGAGCTGCTGTTCCTTCACCGTCGTGGTGAGCAGGAACCAGGCGGCAGTCCCGCCCCTGAACGTCAGGTAGGCGTCAGCCTCGGCTACGCTGGCGTAGCTCTGGGTGGTCGTTCCGCCTACCGTGACATCCAGGGACATGGGCTACTCCACCGGGGGCAGTTCTTCGGAGACGGGGGCGACTTCCACCGGGGGCTGGGCCACCACGGGGATCCAGCCGAGCGAGATGTGGTCGGCCAAGCTGCCCTGGGCGATGACGATGACCTCGCCCTCGTCGTTCTGCACTGCGAGCTGGTCGGGGGCGATGACCACTTCGGACACTTCCTCGACCTTGGCTTTCTTGTAGGGACGACCCATGGGGGGCTCCAGATAGAGGAGGGGCGAGGCTCCCGAGAGAACCCCGCCCCTGGTTTGGTCTAGCCGAGCAGGATGCCGACGTGCTCACCCTGGACGACCTTGGTGCCGCCGGCGAGGTGGAGTTCCCACGAACGCTGGCCGTACTGGGCGATCTCGCAGAGCAGGAAGGTCAGGCCGCTGGCGTCGCTGATCTTCATCTGCGTGATGGTGGGGTTCTCGGGCATGTAGGGCGGACGGAACACGCCCATGACGGCGGTGCGCTCGAAGGCCAGGTTGGGGGTGTAGTTGTTGCCGACGGTGATAGTTTCCGCGTCGACATGGGCGACCTTCAGGCCGGGGCGGCCGATGTTGAAGGTGCCGGGGGCGGTCAGGACCGAGGTGCCGGCCACGCCATTGGCGACGTACTTGTTGTTAGCGTCGTTCTGGGCCGCCAGGATGTCACCGGCAACGATGGTGCCGGAGCCGGTCTTGGCGGTGATGGCCTGGGCGCCCAGGGCGTGCGCGCCGTTGAAGACATAGAGGGTGCCGGTGCCCTTGGTGTGGGACACGATGCCAGCGGATTCCTGGATGTTGAAGCCGAACTGCTCGAGGAAGTTGCCCGAACGCCGCTCGGAGTCGCCACCAGCCTGGTAGGCCATCTGGATGATCTGCTGGTTCCGCAGGGACAGAGCCGCCGTGGTGTCGATCACCAGTTGCAGGTCCGCCATGGGGGCGCCGTTGTCCTTGAGGATCTTGTACATGTTCGTCAGGCCGGAGAGGTCCGTGGCGAAGGGGTTGGTGCCGGCGGTGCCGTAGGCGCGGGAGGCGCCGGACTTGATCTGCGCGGCGGCGTCGGCCTCGGCGTAGTTGCGGAGCGAGCGCATCCCCTGGAGCAGCCACTGGCGGGCCATCTCCTTGGCGTTGTCGCCGCCGTTTTCGAGGCTCTGGACCTGCTCGCCCGTCAGGTACCAGGAGGCCTTCTTGGCGAAGGTGATCTGGACGCCCACGTTGGTGGGGGTGGAGTCGTCGCCCTGGGTCGTGATGGCGGCGGGGGTGAAGTCGGTCAGCGCCCGGACGGGGGCGATGGGCACGTAGACGGTGTCACCCTTGGCCACGGACTTGTCGTCGTAGCTGGTGGTGATGCCCTTTAGGCAGGCGTAGGGCTCGTTGGAAACGACCTGCGCGGCGGTGTAGAGGACCGGCGCAAGTGCGGTGAGGACGTTGGACATGGCGCTGACTCCTAGTCAGTGAATGAGCCGCCGGCCTTGATGAAGGCTTGGCGCTCGCGGATCGTGAGTTTGTTGAAGTCGATGAGAGAGAGAGACTTGCCAGACTGCTGGCCTTCGCCGCCCTGGTGCGAACCGCTGCCCGATGCGCCCGATCCGTTGAAGCCCCACGCCATCTCGGCCTTGAGTGACTCGACGTAATCTTTGAGCTTCTGCGCCGGGTTGCCCTTGACCACGACCTTGAAGTCGTCCCCGTCGGGGATCACTTCGAGATTCGGCGTGATGTGGGGCAGGAGCGCCTTCGGGATCCCGTTCGCGGCCTGGATCGCTTCCATCGCGGCGCGGTCACGGGCAGAGTTGCGGATCTTGGTTTCGAGTGCTTCGGCTCTCGACTTGGAAGCGACTGAATCGGCCTCCAGCGATGCCTTGAGCTTCTCGTATTCGCCCTTGCGCTCCAGTTCCTCGCGTTCCTTGGCCGTCTTCGCTTCAGCGTCGGCCCGCTCGCGTTCCTTCAGCAGCTTCTCAGCCGTGCTGGCACGTTCGCGTTCCTTCTGGAGCGCAGATTTGAGGCCGTCTCCCGCACCTTCCAGGTGGAACTTCCCGTCCTCACCCTTCTTGTAGAGGTTGGCGACTTCGTCCGGCAGTCCTTCGAGGTTTTCAAGCGGCATCGGTAGTTCTCCAAGGGCGTCCGGCTTCACACCGGCGGCAGGCATCACGCCTGCGTGCCCTCAGAGTTGGGCGCTCAATGGCTCACGAGATGAGCCTTTAACCCGCCAGTTGCTCCAGCGTCAGCACGTTCCCGCGCTGGTCTACGAGGTCCCGGAGCGTCAGCTTCCCGGAATCCCATAGCTTCCACCGCGCCGGGCCCAGGATGTCCTGCTGCTCCGCCTTGGGCAGCGACCCCAGCCACTGTTCCCAGGTCGTGCCTTGGTCCACAGGACCGCCCCGTGCCGCACGC